TTAATCGAAACGCTTTAACACTCCAAGGCAGGGTGAAAAGTAGATAATATAATTCCTGCAGGCAACATAAACGCCATATTTTCTCTCATAAGCGCTAAGTGCCTCCAGCAGATAATCTTCTGTTACCTCCAGATATTCCGCCATAGTATAGAGGCTGTTGCAGCCTGCTTCGTGGGAGCGGATAATACCCTCTAAACCTATCTGTATATCGTAAGCAGCAAGCCGTGCACGGTATTCCTGCTTTCTGTTGGAAGTATTAGTCTGGTCAAGGATATCCCCTGCTGTTGTAAGATGATGCCCGATTTCTTCGGAAAGGACACAGCTTTTTTCAACGGAGGTAAGGTTTTTGTCTATGGCAATGCAGCCGTCTACATACAGACCCTTTAACCCTTCCACCTCGTAAAGATTCATTTCTTTTACATACAAATAGTCATATTTCGTCTGTAAATCTTCGTATGTCATTCACATCTCCCCTTAACGTTACTGTTTGTTTGCTCTGGCCGCCAATAGAAGCTTCTTATATTCTTCGATTTTATGAAGCTCCTCTTCCGTCCAGTGTTCGTTATCCTCTTTGTGGGCAGCTGTGGTAGGGACAATGCTGTCTTCCCAACCCATCAGATAAGAAGGAGAACAATGAAAAATCTTTGCCAGATTAACAATTGTTTCATGCTTGATATTTTTTATTTCACCGCTTTCATAGCGCTGCATAGTGGCTTCTTTAATCCCTAATTGGTCAGCCACCTCTAATAAGGTCATTCCTAAGCTTGATCTTCGTTCTTTAATTCTTTCCTGCAAAACAGACATAAAATCCACTCCAGTCCATATTTTGTGCGAAATTTCCTATGTTAAATTAAGTTAATTATATCATAATCTTTCGTACTACGCAATAAAATACAAAAATATTTTATAAAACTTACGTAATACGTATTGACAACATAGAAGCGGAGTGGTATTATGTACTTACGCAATGAGTAAGTAGATATAGCAACAAGATGCCAAGTGCTGTCTTGTGTAAAGAAAAATGCTTAAAATATACGGTTTTAATGGTATTGATAATGGATTCTTCTTTTATTAAACAATATATCAGGGGAGTTTTATGCCCTATACTTACGCAATGCGAAAGCTGAAAGCTGTTTTTTGAGGTTTTCAGCTGCTTGGACTAAACCATGTGAAAAAATGTATTTGAGAGGAACATTTTATGAAAAAGAAGCAGTTATTGCAATTAGGTCTTACAGAAGAAATTTCCATAAAAGTACTTGCACTTTACAAAGAAGAACAAAGCGTCTTCATTCCAAAAGCCAGGTTTGATGAGATTAACCAGAAGAAAAAAGAGCTGGAGTGGCAGGTTATGCACCAGAAAGAACAAATTGACGAAATGAGAGGGTCTAATCTTATCTGCCAAAAGTTAAAGGAAGAGATGTTGGGGCTTTTATGGCAGGCAGGACAGGAAAAGAAGAAAGACGAGGAAAAATACAGGGATGTTCTGCTATATTCACTGCTTTTAGAAAGACTTTCTTCCTATAAATATGCAGAGCTTATTTTTGAAAAAATGGACAAGCAAAGGCTGGTTCTTACTCCGGAAGGTGAAGTCCTTGGGGCAGAAGAAGAAATAGAAAGAGTACGTACAGCCTATCAGGAGTTGTTTGGTTTGAAAAATAAATGACATTTTTCACTTTCTATTTGGGCAGTTTCGTAAGTAAACTTGCGAAATGCATAGGTGTTAGTGTGAATTATTGAAAAGCATAATTCACACCGGACAGCTACTGGAAAAAACAAAATAAGAAGGAGGGAAGCCATGGGAAAAGAACTAAAGGATGCCATAAGTGCAAAGCTTACAGAACTTTTTCCGGGGGTTACGGTATATGATGAGGACTTGCCTGATGGTTATCAAAAACCGGCTTTTCTTGTTACCACAACAAACGCGGTAAAGGGAAGAGGGCTGGGAGGCAGAAAGAATTATTCGTTGTCTTTTGATGTTTCCTATTACAGTAATTTAACAGGGCAGACGAATAATGACTGCTACCAAAAAGGAATAGCGTTATTAGAGAGTTTTCACCTTTTAGAATACCGGCTTAAGGGAAAGAAATCCGCTACGGCCCAGGGAGTACTGCATTTTACCTTTGAAACACAGTTTACTGTTGCAGGGGAAACCAGTGACACAAAGATGGAACAGAAAGAATTATCAACCAATATAAAGGAGGATTAACATGGCAGGAACATGGAACAACCAAAACAAAATATTACCCGGTGCTTATATTAATTTCTTAACCAATGCGCCCTTATCCATTACACCGGGGGACAGGGGAACCGTACTTTTATTACAGGAAGTAAGTAAAGGGACCAAAGGAGATATTTATACCGTAACAGCAACGGATAATGACTATCCAAGCGGCATTACAAGCCAGGACAGCTTTTTGGCAGGAGAAGCCTTAAAGGGAGCCAATACCGTAAAGGTATACAACCTTGGCACCTCCCATACAAATGCCGAAGTAGAGGCAGCGCTTACAGCAGCTAAAACAATGGATTTTGATGTACTTGTTTATCCTTATGACGGACAGAACTTTGATGCCATTAAGACTGCTATTGCAGCCTGGATTACAGCAATGGTAACAAATGAAGGCAAAGGAATACAGGCAGTACTTGCTAATTTCACAGGAAATTCAGAAAATATCATCAACGTTGCCCACGGTGTAAAATTATCCGATCAGAGCATTCTGACTCCGGCACAGACAACTGCCTGGGTAGCAGGTATTACCGCAGGAGCGAAAATCAGCCAGTCCAATACCGGCAAGAAATATACCGGTGCCATTGATGTGGTTCCGCGCATGACCAAGGCAGAAATGGAAAGTGCCGTATCAGCAGGAAAATTCATCTTAAAGGTGGACACTGCACAGAATGTAACAGCAGTTTATGATATCAACTCACTTACAACTCTGACAGAAGAGAAGGGAAAGGCATTTACCAAGAACCGTGTTATCCGTACGCTAAAGGGTATTAACAATGATATCACAGAGATTTTTGAAGCCAATTACGTGGGTACAATGAGTAATAACGAGGACGGAAGATCCCTTCTTCGTGCCACTCTGATTCAGTACTTTGGAAGGCTTGGAGAGCTTTCTGCTATCAAGAACTTTAAATCCGAGGATGTGGAAGTAAAAGAAGGTACAGATTCCGATTCTGTTATCATCAACTGCTATATCCAGCCGGTGGACAGCATTGAGAAGATGTACATAACTGTAAGCTTATCATAAAGAAGGAGATGAAAACTATGACAGATCAATATTTAAGATTGGCAGACACGATTTCTGCAAAGGAAGGCACAGCCTTTATCATTATTAACGGTGTTTCCAGGCCGCTATTTGAAGTTTCCGCTTTAAAAGCACAGCTGGACTTAACCGTACAGTCAAGAAAGACCCTTGGGAACCGTATGACACAGCACAAAATAGTAGGGGCGGAAGGAACCGGAAGCATGACGATGTACTTTATGGATTCTGACATGTTAAAACTGGCGGTAGAATATTTGAGCGGCGGCAAATTCGGAACCATTGATTTGAAGGTAACCAATGAAGATCCCCAATCCAGCGTTGGCAAGCAGGAGGTAATACTCAAAAATGTCCTGCTAAAGACAATACCGGTTGTAAACCTTGATGACCAGTCCGATGATCCCATCACGGTGGATACAGATTTTACCTTTGACGGTATAGACAAGCTTAAATTTTTTAACAAGCCGGAAGGTTTTAACGAATAAAGAATTTCTCTGTTGTTGCAGGCTGCAGAAAATAATGCATAGGTGCAGCCTGCGGTATTTAAAAAATAAAAATATAAAATTCAGTTCGCAAAGAAAAGGAGAACAAATATGAGTTCATTAAAAGCATTCTTAAATCCTGTACAGGTAGAAAATAAAGAAGTTATAGTATCCAACCGTTTTATGGAGGAGGGGAAGGTCATTCCTTTCATTATCCACCCCATTACCCAGAAAGAAAATGAACAGCTTATCAAAAAGTATACCAGAAAGGATAAAAAGGGAGTGGAGAATTTCAACCGGACAGAGTACGTACAGGCACTTACTGCCTGCGCGGTGGTTTTTCCCAACCTCAATGATGCTAAGCTCCAGGAAAAGTACGGTCTTGGAGATACGGAAGTTCTAAAAAATATGCTGCTAGTGGGAGAATACGCTACTCTTGCTTCTGAAGTACAGACCTTAAGCGGGCTGGATACGGATATTAATGAGGATATTGAAGAAGCAAAAAACGAATAACGCAAGGTGATGCCGAATTCAATCTGGCACACTTTGCACTTCAAAAGCTCCATATTCTGCCCTCCGCTTTAGACGCCATGAGTCAGAGAGAAAAGGCATTTGTCTATGCCAGTATTATGGTAAGGGTAGAATCGGAGAGAAGGGAAGCAGACAAAATAAAGATGAAAGGAGGCAGGAGTAGATAATGGCAGATATTAATACAGTGATTGCATCAATGAACATGAATTTGACAGCAGTAAATAAAACGTCAATAAATTATAGCAAGGTCACAAACAATATGCTGATTGTCAACAACCAGCTGGGAAAATCTTTGGATAGTGCAAAAAGCAGCGCATCAAAGGCTGGAGATAAGGTAAAGGCCTTAATAGGAAAGTTCAAAGAACTGAAAAATGTAACAAAAGCCTTTGACTTAGCAGATAGTCTTAGTGTGTCCAATACAAAATTGGATAAGGTTTACGACGGAAGCCAGCCATCTAAGGATAAATTCCATGAAAAAGTAGCTGCGGCAGCAGGCAGCTCCAGAAGCACTTATAAAGACATGTCGGGTTATGTGGCAAAGCTGTCAACCTCGGGTGATACCTTTAAGAAGAATGATGACGCTGTTGCTTTTGCGGAACTGATGCAAAAAGCCGTTGTAGCAGGGGGAACTGATGATCGTGGAGCGGCAATGAACCAGATGATTGACAGGCTATCAAAGGGGAGTCTTGGAAGTGAAGACTTACAGGCGGCTTCAGGAACCACCCCTCTTGTTATGGAATCCTTAAAAAGCTATACGGGTAAGTCTTCAGAAGACCTGTATAAAATGGCAGATCAGGGAGAAATTACGGCAGATGTGATAAAAAATGCAATGTTCTCAATGAGTGGAGATATCAATGGAGCCTTTGCAAATACCAAAATGACCTTTGGAGAGACCTGGGACAAATTAAAAGAAGGAGCATTACAGGCGGCTTCCGGTGTACTGGAGAAAATAAACGAGATAATAGCAAATCCCCAGGTGCAGCAGTTTATAGATAAAATAATAGCAGGTATGAGCTTGTTGGGAGATGTAGCGACAAGCGTGTGCGACTTTATCATTTCAAATTGGAATATAATTGGATTTATTTTAGGCTTTATCGGAGGAGTAGCCCTTGTGTCTATGATAACCTCATTATGGGGAATGTTACCTCCATTACTTGCACAGGCTGCAGCGTGGCTGGCAATCAATTGGCCTATTCTTCTAATTGTGGGACTCTTGGTGGCGGTCACTGGAATTTTAGTAAATATGGGAGTTTCTTTTGAACAGGTATGTACTGCAATCGGAGGTTATATCGGTGAACTTGGAGCAAACATTTATAACTTTTTTATAGACACATGGAATGGGACAGCAGAGCTTGTAAATTTCTTGGGTAATTCATTTAATATTGCTATAGCGAATATAAAAATTCTTTTTCTTGACCTTGCGATTACTGCATTAAGCAATATAACTAAAATTGGAAAGGGATTTTCTTCTTTTATCAGTAAGCTGACAGGGAAAAAAATAAATATAGCAGCAGGGATTACTGAAATGACCGATGCACTATCTTCAGAAAAAACAAAAGCAATGGGAGATATGGGAAATAAGGTCTATATGGACTATAAAGCTCCTATGGATGTTCAAAAGGCCGCTTTAAATGGAGAAAAAGCCGGTAGTAACTTTGCCGGAAAAGCAAAGAATGCCGTAAATTCGGTTAATGATACGCTGAATAAATACATGACAAAAGACCCTGTGACGAGTCCGGGTTACACCCCTTTTCAAGGGGGCGCTGCTGGGAGTTCTACTTCCCCTTTCCAGGGAAGTAAAAACATTCTTGGAGACCAGACAAAACCTCTCAAAGTAGAAGGAACAGGTGCAGGAGGTTCCATGAATGTGGAAATGCCGGATGAGGATAAGGAATATTTAAAAAATATTGCAGAGAGGGATTACATTGCAAATGTTGCCACCAACTCCCTTGCCCCTAATATATCCGTGCAGTTCGGAGATGTTCATAAGACAGCTGATGCCAATAAAGTAGCAGGCAGAATCAAGAAGATCCTAAGGGAGCAGATTGCCATGGCAAGTGAGGGGGTATATTAATGTACGCAATATTCTTTGACTACAATGGAACAACCTACCGGCTGCCTACCACTCCGGAAGAAATCAGTGTATCAAACAGTCAGGCAGTAGAAAAATACAATGTATTAAAGATTGGGCAGATTGCGGTTCCAACTTATATGGAACTGAAAGAATACAGCTTTGAATGTGAGTTTCCCCACATGCAGTACAGTTATGTGAAGGTTAAGAAAGAGGAAGAATTCTTAGAGGCAAAGAAATACCTGGATGTATTTGCCCAGTGGAGAAAGAAAAAAGTACCGGTAAGATTCTTAGCCGGCAGTGTTACAAAAAAAGGGATCCTCTATAAAGACAGGATTAATACCCTGGTGCTGATTGAAGAGATGTCCATATCCGAAAAAGCCGGAGAAGAAGGGGATAAATATGTATCCTTCAAGCTTATAGAATACCGGGATTTTAATAAAATACCCTATTATGAAATAAATAAAGTTACGGGTAAGCCTGAAAAAGGGAAAAATGACGCGGAAAATCCCAAGAAAAATAAATACCACATTGTAGTATCAGGAGACACACTGATTGGTATTTCAAAAAAATATTACGGGGATGGGACAAAATATACGAAGATATATGAAGCCAACAAGGATAAGATAAAAAATCCTGCCCTGATTCACCCCGGATGGAAGCTGGTGATCCCATGATTAATTTCATCATAAAAACCGGTGACAAGGTCTATGACATCAGTGAACTGGTGACAAAGATTTCTTTTCAGGAAACATTAAATGAGGGCTGCAGCAAGTTGGAATTTACCTACATAAAGAAGGAACTGGATATAAAAAACGGAAGCATTGTGCGATTTATTTATAACAGTGTAGGCATTTTCCAGGGGCGTGTCTTTAAAATCAGCAGAGGACGGGATCAGGAGATAAGCGTCACTGCCTATGACCAGCTCCGTTACTGTAAAGCGAAGGACACTCTGTTCTTAAAAGAAGATACGGCATCCACCCTGACCCATAAGATGTGCAATTATTTTCATTTAACTAAAGGGACTATAGCGGAAGCAGGATTTGTTCTTCCGGTGGGAGTTCAGGAAGATAAGACCTGGCTTGATATTATCTATTCTGCCATCAGTGATACTTTAAAGGCTAAGGGAAAATGGTATGTCTTAAGGGATGAATTCGGAAAGATAACGCTGCGTGAAATAGGAGATCTTAAATTAAATCTGATACTTGGTGATGCCAGTCTTTGTTACGACTATAAGTATGAGAAATCCATTGATGATGAATTTTATAACATGATAAAGCTGGTAACGGTGGATGAAGAGGCAAAGAAATCCAATGTAGAAGTGGTAAAGGATGACAAGTCGATTTACACCTATGGATTTTTACAATATTTTGAGAAGGTTGATAAAAACTACAGCAGTGCACAGGTAAAGAAAATGGCGGACAGCCTGTTAGGTCTTTATAACAGAGAGGCAGAAAGCGTAAGCCTTGAGTGCCTTGGAAATACCAAGATACGGGTAGGTACCAGCTTTGATGGATATATAAAGGATATAGGCCTTAATAAACGGCTTATCGTAAAGAGTGTTACCCATCAGTTTTTACCTCATCACACCATGAGCCTGGAGGTAATGATATGATACAGGAGATTAAAATAATAATAGAGAATTATCTAAATAATGCAAAGCTGTGTATGCTCCTTACCGGAACAGTAGTGGAGGAAGGAATTCAGATAAGTGACAGGCTGACTCTGCCCTTAGAGTTAGTACAGGGAAACCTTAAGAAAGGGCTGACCCCGGGAAAACAAGTCAGGCTCTTAAGAAACCATGGCGGGCAGCAATACTATTTACTGGAGGTGGTGGAATGATTCCGGCAAATTTATTAGAAGATGACCTGATAATTGAGACAGAAGTGCAAAGCAGCAGAACTTATGGCCTCTATCCTGATAAAATCCAGGGATATATTACGGATGCAGATGCGGTATGGCAGGCAGTCTATAAGATGTTAAATACGGAAAAGTACGAATACCCCATCTATAGCTTTGACTATGGAATCGCCCTGGAGGACTTAATCGGAAAGGACCCGGACTATGTAGTAATTGAAATAGAACGCAGGATATCCGAATGCCTTCTCTCCGATGAAAGGATCAGTGATGTAACGGATTTTGAGTTCGAGGAAAATGGGGATGAGCTCCACATCAGCTTTCTGGTAAAGAGCATCTACGGAGATTTGAATGTGACAAAGGAGGTGACATATTAATGTTCGAAACAATGACCTACGAAACCATATTAAATGACATGCTAAGCCGTGTAGGAAGCGATGTGGATAAAAGGGAAGGAAGTATTATATATGATGCCCTGGCTCCTTGTGCCTATGAGCTTGCCCAAACCTATTTTAATATGGATAACTTTATTGACCTGGTATTTGGCGACACTGCTGTGGATGAATATTTAGACCGTGTAGTATCCGATTACGGTATTACAAGAAAGCCTGCTACCAAAGCAATCAGAAAAATAACCACAAATAAAGAGATTCCAATAGGCAGCAGATGGGGACTGGAGACAACCACTTATACGGTTACGGGAAAGCTTACGGCTGGCACCGGAGGAGGTAGTGTTCCAAATAGTTATGAAGGAGAATGTGAACAGGCAGGAGAAATAGGTAACCATTACAGCGGTACTCTTGTAAATATTGATAACATAAGTGATGTTACAGCCAGCCTTACTGATATCATTACGGCCGGCGAGGAAGAGGAAAATGACGAGAATCTAAGAGCCAGATTCTATGCTTTAGTCCAGTCACCCAGTACCAGCGGCAATGCATATAATTACCGTAAATGGGCCCTTGAGGTCCCGGGAGTGGGAGATGCCAAGGTGTATCCCCTCTGGAACGGTAACGGTACGGTAAAGGTGATGATCGTAGACAGCAGTATGTCTATTGATACCAGCCTGGAAGCAAAGGTATATGAGCATATTGAGACGGTAAGGCCTATTGGTGCCGCTGTTACGGTAACCAGCCCGGCAAGTAAGGAAATTACAGTAACAGCAAAGATAACTTTAAATGGAACCAGGCTCTTAAGTGAGGTATCGGCCGATTTTACGGCAGCTGTAGCCGAATATTTAAAGGGAACCATCTTTGAAGCCTACTCAGTCAGCTATGCCAAAATCGGCAGTCTTCTATTAGGTACGGCGGGAATATCTGATTATACCGACCTCCTTTTAAATGGGGGTACAGGAAATATATCCATTGACGATACCCAGATGCCAATAGCAGGAGCAATCACCCTATCGGAGGTGGATTAAGTTGAATCTAATGGAATATTTACCCCCTTATTATGGGGGAAACAAAACGATGGAAGAGCTTCAGAGAATACTTACCGTAAAAACAGAAGAAGCGGCTCTTAAATTTGAGGAAACGGTCAATCAGTGCTTTATCAACACAGCCACAGCTCTCCTTAGCAGGTATGAGAAAATCTATGGAATTACGGTAGATGTCACAAAGAGTGACGGATTTCGAAGGGAAAGGATTTTGGCAAAGGCCAGAGGAACCGGAACGGTGACCAAAAAGATGCTTGCAGAGACCGCCAGTGCCTATTCCAACGGAGAGGTAGAGGTAATTGAGGATGTGAAGAATAACTACTTTACTGTAAAGTTTGTGGGAACCAAAGGCATCCCGGCCAATATGGCGGACCTTACATTGACCATAGAGGAAATAAAGCCCGCCCATCTGTCCTTTGCCTTTGAGTATACCTATAATACCTGGAAGGATGTAAGCAATATGACCTGGCAGGAAGCAAAAGCTTATACATGGAAAGTAATCAGAGAAAGGAGTTAGGTTGAAAAATAAATTTTTCAACTACCAATTAGCGAATATCCAATCGAAGATTGGATATTCAGGAAAGAGGTTAATATGGCAGAAAAAACAAGCAATTATAATTTAGAAAAGCAACAGCTTAATGATTACGTTGATATCGAAGGTTTAAATGAGAACTTTGATATTATCGATGAACAGATTAAAAACGTAAGTAATAAGGCAGACCAGGCTTTTCAGTCAGCCAGTAATGGTAAGTCCGCTATAAAGACGGCTATTACTGGCGTAGACCCTAAAGTTACAGTACCAACAGATGCCACTTTTAGTCAGCTTGCAACGGCTATTGGCCAGATAAAGACCGGAGTGGATACGGAGGATGCCACGGCAAAGGCGGAGCAAATACTTGCAGGTATGACAGCTTATGTAAAAGGTGCAAAAGTAACAGGTACCATGCCTGATTGTTCAGGAGCAAGCCAAGCAAATTACACTGCTACTGATATGTATTCCGCTAATACACAAATACTTCTTAAGCCTCCTGTAGGCTATTATAATCCAAATGGAGACCATAATAATCCTACACAGTTATCGGGATGGGTGTATGCGGCAGACTCTAACTTTGTTTCAGATAATATAAAAGCCGGTAAAAGTATTTTTGGTGTGTCTGGCAAAAGCAGTGTAGTAGATACAGCGGATGCTACTGCCACAGCGCCAAATATATTATCGGGGAATACAGCTTATGTAAATGGCAATAAAATAACGGGTATAATGCCAAATAACGACACTCGCGCCAATTGGGCAGCAAAGGATGTGTATACATCAGGTGGAACGGTGTACTTGAAGCCACAACCGGGCTGCTATAACCCTGGTGGAAGTTCTTCTGATGGAAGTTCTATAGGAGGATGGGTGTCAGCTTACAGCTCTGGTTTATTTTCTGGAAACATCCTTTCTGGCAAATCCATTTTTGGAGTAGTGGGAACCGCTATAGAGGGGAAGAGATGGGCAAGCGGAACAGTTAATATTCAACCAGGCGGAACGTTTATAACAAGTAGTGGACTTAGTGTGACATCAGTATTCGTGGAAGTTTCAGGTCTAAATTTTAAGCCATCAATTATAATTACGTGGCCTTATAAATGTAATCCAACAAATTTTACCATTTATAATAGCAATGACGAAAGTTATCTTGGAGTACCATTAATCATGACTATCGCCACACAGCTGACATATAACTATATAGACACGCCTACTAATTCCGCAGGCAGACATTTTAGGCTAACAGGAAATGCATATGTGGCTAATACTGGATTTAAATTACCAGTTTTTGATGGATTGTACGATCGACATAACTGGATAGCATATGAATAAGGAAGGAACAAAAAAATGAAAACAGTAATAATTTATGACACAACCGGTGAAATATTTTATCAGGCCCAGGGAAACATACAGGAGCCTGCCGGAGTCCCATTTCTCTGACTTGAAATCCCGGAAGGGAAAACACTGAAATCCATTGACACTACAAAGACACCACACGAACCTGTATATGAGGATTTGCTAAAAACAGAAGTACAGCTCATTGGTGAACAGGTTGCAGCGTTAAACACTGCACTAGCCGAAATAATGGGGGGATAGAATATGCCAACATGGAAGAAAACAATATTCGTTAATGCCATTAAGAGCAGGATGCAATCAGAGAATCGAACGGCAGAGGATAGCTTAAAGGAATATGTAAAGCTGACTGAAACAGAAAAAACAGAAATATTAAATGAGCTTTAAACTGGGACTGTCACAGATAGGCAGTTAAAGTGGGGTATCTGGGATGGTTATCAGATACCCTATAGTTTTCAGTAAAAGCCGCACTTTGAAATCTAATAAGGAGGGTTATGTTAATTGAAGAAAAAGTAAATGAGCTTGAAAAAGCTCTGATAAAAGTAGACGAGCGTTCCAAGTCAAATAAAAGCCGGCTGGACGAGATGGAAGCAGAAATGAAGGAAAATAACTCCCTTGTTACTGCCATCAAAGAACTGGCTATCGAAACGAAATATATGCGGGCTGATTTGAACGAAACGATACAAAGGCTTTCGAAACTGGAGGGCAGAGATGCCGATAAATGGGATAAGTTCAAATGGCTCTTGGCGGCTGGAACGGTAACAATTATTCTGGGCTTTATAGCCCTGCAGATAGGGCTTAGATAAGCCCGTGAAAGGAGTAAAAGAATATGGATATCACATTTTTACTGCAATACATCAATGTAATTACCCTTGGGATATGCCTGTGTTTAGGATATGCCTTTAAGAACATTAAGAAGTTTGATAACCAGTACATACCGGCAGCTATGTTGATCCTTGGGACGGTTATCAATGTAATTGCCAATATCCCAAGCATCAATATGACAGTAGTCCTTAGCGGAATGATCAGCGGACTGGCAAGTACCGGGCTTTATGAAGCTATGAGAAACCTGATAGAGAAAGGACAGTAAAGAGGTTACTATGAAAAACGAAGATTTTATAAAAGCAATAGCAGTCGCAGCCATAAAACACTATCCTGCCTTCCGGATACTTCCAAGCCTTACCATAGCCCAGGCTATTTTAGAATCCCGCTGGGGAAAGTCCGGGTTAGCAAAGGACTGTTACAATTATTTTGGCATGAAGTGGTCAAGTACCTGCGGCACGGCCTGTAAGGAATATGCTACCTGTGAGCAGACAGCGGAAGGGGTTCCTTATACCATAAAGGCGAAGTTCCGGAGATATTCCAATTTAGAGGAGGGCATTGCAGGCTATTACAAATTTCTTGGATATCCCAGATACTCGAACTTAAAAGGAATTACCGATTACAGGGAAGCCTGCGAGCTTATCAGGAAAGACGGATGGGCGACGGATACCTGTTACAGCATTAAGCTGGTGGAATTAATCCAAGCCTATAAATTATGGAAATACGACTTACAGGCTGTGTACGCAAAAGGGCCGGAAGAAGCCATAACACCGGGAGGGGATTTTTTGGCAATTATCTGGCTGCAGGATAGGCTTAATGGCTGCCTTAAGGGGAAGGCAGGTTTTAGGGAATTGGCTGTGGATGGAATCTATGGGGAAAAGACCAGAACAGCGCTGCTTCTTTATTGGAAGAAGCTTGGCTGGAATAAGAATGGAGTAAGTACCGGATGGGAAGCAGGAAATAAAACCAGGGCGGTGCTGGCAGCAATTTAAGAGGCTTATAAAAAAATGCACTTTTTCGACTTATCAAAAATATAATATTATGTCCGTAGTTAAAGTTTATGCCGCCCCAGGCGGCGGAATGGAGAATATATGAAAATAGCAGTAGATGCAGGACATGGCTATAATACCGCCGGAAAGCGCACTCCTCCGGTACCTACAGACGTGGATTTTAATAAGGACGGAAAAGCAGATGTTAAAAAAGGAGACAGTATCAGGGAGCATGTAGCAGCGGTAGGAGTTGCCTACAACCTTATAAAAGAATTAAAGCGCTGTGGTTTTGAAACGGTTATGACAGGTTTTAAGGATGATAATCCGAAGGATGATGCGGATACCCCTTTAACAGAAAGGCAGGCAGCTATCCGGGAAGCCAAATGTGATTATTCTGTCAGCATACACTATAATGCCTATGGTGACGGAAATGCATTTAATTCCGCAGAAGGGGTAGGAATCTATATCCACAACACCTATAGCGGCAAATCAGATAAACTTGCTAAAAGCGTATTAAAATACCTTGTACAGGGGACCAAGCAGACGAACAGGGGAATCAGCAAGATGGCTCTTGCCATGTGCAACTGTAAGACCCTTGGAACGAAAGCTTCTATTCTGGCAGAGCTCTGTTTTATGACCAACGAAAAAGAAGCCTTGCAGATGATGGGAAGCAGTGCCTATTGGAAGGAATCTGCCCAGGAAATCTGTAAAGGAATCTGTGATTATACGGGAGTAAAATATGTGCCGGAGGCGTATACACCAACAAAGACGATTAGTAAAAAATCTTCTGTGACGGATATTAAGTGGCTTCAGGAAAAGCTGAATTCGGTATTGGCAGGTGAGAGCTTTATTCCGTTGGCGCTTGACGGAAACTATGGGAACAGAACGAGAATTGCAGTACTTATTTATTGGGAGAAGCTTGGCTGGAACCAGACAGGAAAAGATACCGGGTTTAGTGCCGGCAGCAATACCATAACGGCACTTTCGAAGGGTAGGAAGAAATAAGGAGTCTGCCTGGGACAAATGCATGAAGATTGTTACAGAGGCTGTGCCGGCAGGATTATCATATGAGTATAACACTGCCGGCAGTTAAGAGCGAATTGTGCAAAATGTTGAAAGTATTAGTAATGTATTGGAAAGAGTAAATTGTGGTTTTATGCATAATTAGCATAAAACGAGTTTGTTTCTGCTGTATTAAATATAAAAAGACATGTAAAAAGTTGTAATTTAGAGAAATAAATTGAAATATGCCCAAAATGATGATAGAATAGATACTAAACAAATATTATTCATACAGAGGGGGATGGACATGTTTAAAAGCAGCAGAAAGTTACAAAGCCCAGTCTTAATACAGAGAATGTTAGACTGGGATTTCGAAAGCGAATTTGTTGGCAGCGACAATAAAGATGAGAATGATCTGTATCACAGCTACCGAAAATATTTTACCCAGTTCCGTAATGAGTTCGATAATGTCAAATCCATATCCGGGCAGTTAGAAGGCGTGGTGGAAGAGATTGTCGATGCCTCCCAAAGTGTGCGACATTCATCGGAGTACATAGCCCAGGGCGCACAGACACAGGCAGAGGATGTCGGAAGATGCATGGGCGTTGCTGACCATCTTTCAGAGAAAATCAACGAAATGGACCAAAAATCAAAGGATCTGATCGGTCTCGCTTTTGATATGAGTAAAGTTAATGCAGAAGGCAAGGAGGCCATTCATAATCTTTCCCTGAACCAGGAAAAGAATGAAAAGGTTATGAAGGAAATCTCAAATGCCATCTATACGCTTTTAAATAAAACCCAGAACATAACAGAGATTACCAAGGTATTATATAGTATTGCTTCCCAGACAAATTTACTGGCGTTGAATGCTTCCATTGAAGCAGCCAGAGCCGGTGAAGCCGGTAAAGGCTTTGCGGTGGTTGCGGAGGAAGTCAGGAAACTGTCGGAAGAAAGCAGACAGGCCAGTGAAAATATCAGCAATTCCCTATCGGATATTACCAGCCAGCTGGACAATTTAAAAGATGTAATGGATTCCTCCACAGCTATTTTCGGAGAACAGAATCAGGCAGTAGACAAGGTAATTAAATCCGTTGAGCAGGTTAATAATACAGCGGATGTATTTATTAAGAAACAGGAGGATTTTGGACAGGAAGTAAATCAGCTCACCCAGGAAAAGAGTACGCTGATTGAAGCTCTTGGAAGTATTGCTTCTGTCGTAGAGGAATCTTCTGCTACAACGGAGGAAGTTGCCTCCTTAACCATCAGCCAGAACAGTATGGCGGATGTATTGGTTAAGATGACAAGGGAATTATGTGAAAAGGTAACAGGAATAGACCGTAATTCCGCTGCTGTGAAGATAATTGCGGCAAGCAAGAAGAAAAAAAAGATAGCCCTTGTCTGGGATTTGGATGACCCATTCTGGGAACCTGCCGCAAAAGAAGCACAAAAGACCTCGAAAGTACTTGGCATGGATATTGAGATATTTGCTCCCAGGTCCAGAGGGGAGCAGGGAACAAAGGAAATGGTTGATATCTTAAAGAGAATAGCCGTAGGCGGATTTGATGGGGTTGCAATCTCTCCCATTGAAAATGATGAGGTGGCAAAAGAGCTGAAGGCTATTTCGGACAAAGGCGCAAAAATAATCTTTATCCAGTCTCCTGTTAAGGGGATTCCCTATGAGTCAGTTATCGGTACCAATACCCTGCAATGCGGAAGAAGTGCCGGAAAGATAGTGAACCAGCTCTTAGGGGGCAAGGGTGAGGTTATTGTTGGAATGTGGACGGACTATAAGCTGGCTTCGATTGAAGAAAGGGCCGAGGGCTTTATAAAAGAATTAAGAGAAAATTCCGGTATTACAGTGCATCAGGTAGGTGTCATGGGAGAACCCTCCAAGGAGGATGCAGAGAGAGTCATTTCAAAGATGCTTAAGGATTATCCGAACACCAGGCTGCTTTTTGCTACCAATGTAGGCTGGGGCTTGGCCTATGCAAGGTATGTGGAAAGCCATAAGTTAGGCATCAAGGTTGTGACGGTTGACTTTACCAAAGCAGTAGCAGAGCATATGAAGAAAGGAAGCATAAGCGCTGCAGTAGCTCAAAGACCTTTTGCATGGGGAAGTGTTCCTCTGGAATTGTTTGTAGACGTACTTGCTGGAAAAGAAGTTAAGAAGGCAGTAGATACCGGAACTTATGAAGTAAATGCGGGCAATCTTAAAATATTTGAGCAGAGAGTTTAA